GCAGTTTGACACCTCAACCGCCATGGGTGAGGCCATGCTTAACATTACCCTTGTGTTCGCTGAGCTTGAAAGGAAGTTGACCGCTGAAAGAGTATTGTCAACAATGGTATCACGAGCCTCTAAGGGCCTTTTTAACGGTGGAGTTGTGCCAATGGGATATAAGCTATCAGATAAGGGAGATTTCCCATCTATCGAGCCATCAGAGGCCCACACGATACAATTAATCTATGACCTGTATGAGAAGCACCAATCAACCAACACAGTGATGCACGAATTAAACCGCCTGGGTGTTAAGACAAGGCAAGGGAATGACTTTTCTGACCGTACTCTTATAAAGATTATACGAAACCCATTTTACAAGGGTACTTTTAGATACAACTATCGAGATGGTGACAACACATACAGGAAAAATGAGGATGAGTGGATTCTTGTTGAGGATAATCACGAGGGAATCATATCTGTGGATCAGTGGGAGAGGTGCAACCAGATTATGAATCACAACAGCAGGGACACATCCAGATTCAGACGTGGGGAGATTCATCTCTTTAGTGGGCTATTAAGATGCTCAAGCTGTGGGAGGATTATGTCTGCTCACCTTGGACCAAAGAGAAAGGACGGAACATCGCCCACAAAGTATAGGTGCCATTCTCGGTCACTGGGGGTTGAGTGCCACGCCTCACCTTATGTTTTTGTAGAGAGGCGGATTGCTCCTGTAATCTTTCAATCAATAGCTGACATAGCCCAGGGCAAAAAAGTAATAACCAGACAGGCTGATGATGTATTGACCTATACAATAGACGGCAAAAATGCGACAGTTACACATGGATTCATTGATGGTGAGAGGGAGAAGTACAGAAAGGCCCTTGCAAGGCTTAACGATCTCTACCTGTTTAGTGGAATGAGTGAAAAGGACTACCTCTTGAAAAAGGCATCCATAGAAAAGAAGTTGCAGGAATTAAAGGACATGCAGATTGACAAGCCCAAGCGTATTGATGATGATTTTCTAAAGCTTGCCAGTTACTACATGATTAACAAGGAGTTTATGACTAAAAAGAAAATCAACTACAAGAAAATAGTTGATAATGTAGACAAGAAGGTTATGAGGGAGTTTTTGAACACAATAATTCACGAGATTAAAATCACCGATGGCCAGGTGGAATCAATAACCTATGCCAATGGAGCAATTTTGATGCTTAGATAGAACAATCCATTTCCATTGTTTGTTGTAAGCACCAATTTTGCCACTAAATATCAATTAATTGATATTATACCATTATTTTAGCCATAGTATAGGTCCTCTTTTTAATTTAAACCTCTCTACGGGCCTCCTGTGGCTTCATTAAAATGGCTATTTTTACACGTTTTATCCATTGTAAATTATTGGTATTTAACTTGCCGGTAACTTGCTTATTTGCTCCAAAAAAGTAAAAAAGCCCCGGATTATTCCAGGGCTTCATTGACAATTATATTTAATTCCTTTACTGCTGCTTCAATCATAATATCAAGCTCGTCCTCTGTAACCTTAACTCCTATCTGCTCCATAAATGTCAGCACATAGGCTTTCCTCTTATCTCCGTATGGGTCTACAGCCTTAAGAACCTGTTCTGCTGCTCTTACCGCTATGGTGACATACTCATATGCCTCTGCTCTTTTCTCTGCGCTGTACTTGGCCCTGATATAGGGCGCCACTATTGCAGTGAGCACCGTACCCAATAAGGCTATTACCGCTAATATAATTTGTACTAATCCACTATCCATTGTGTTCCTCCTTCTTTTTCTTTATCCCGGCAAGGCTCCACAACTCTAAGCCTGTGAATCCGAACCATGCCACCACTAGAGATGATGGCTCGTTACCTGTCTGCCAAAATAACCAGATAATAGCAGCAGTGAAAAGTATATTGAGGATGATTACTGACACAACGATTTTCTTTGAAAATTTGCCTTTTTTCTTTCTATTGATGATTTCAAGTAATTGTTCCTCATTCATCTAATCACCACCGTTTGACTTGCTTTATCCCATGTGACCGTATGGCCTAAAGCCTCCGCCAATTCTCTTACGGATACATAGTTTTTGTCATTCTGGAACACTCCATCCATGTAATGCAATTTCCCTCTTATGTTAATCTTGATGCCCTCTGGCTCTTTCTGCATGTAGGATTCAATCATCTTTAGGAATCTATCCCAACCCATGTCTAATGTTCTATGTGGACAATATTTCCCTGAGAAGTCTTGATGCTTCTTGACCTTATCCAATCCCCAGCCTTTTTCCTTTAATCCATTTGCGATAAATTCGGCTGCCCTTTTCTCAGCTGCTATAAATCTAGGACCACCACTTTTACTGTAGCAGATTTCAACTGCAATCCCTTTTCTGTTGCCAGCTCCGTTTCCACCATCACCAGCATGCCAAGCGTTCCTATTTTCCGGAATGCCTTGAACAACCTCACGATCGTCTATTGCATAGTGATAGCTTACCTGCTTATCATTGCGTGTCATATAAGCTATTTCGTTGTTGGCGGATGCATCGTTGTAAGTGTTATGGACAACGTAAAATTCAGGGTTCATTGCATAAGGAGATTTAATTGAATATTTGGTTCTTGGTATCAACATTTTCCTAACATCCATTACAACAGCCCCCTCTGTGCTGCAACAAAAAAGAAGGTTACAAAGGCGCCTACAAGCAGGCCCATGAACCATCTTAGGGTAACATTCAAAGTGTTCAATTGCATTATTAAATTGCTTATCCTTTCCTCTAACCTTGAGTTGATGTTTTCGATTAAATCCAATCTTTCAGCATGTTTGTTTAACCGCCTCTCATGTGTGTCCATCTTTTCATCAATCCTTCTATGGATTTCCTTGCATGTCTCCATATCCGTCATTGTCCACCTCCTGCTTGTAATTCTCACTCTCCAATAACTTTAAGCTAAGTCTCTTTATGGTCTCGTCCTGCTTCTGGATCAGCCGGGTCTTTTCCTCCAACTGATCCAGCAGGTCAATGTATGCTTTAACCATCAATATATCCTAAGTCCTTGGCGATTCTCTCCAGCAAGGCATCTTTTTCTTTTGTGGAAAGTGTCTTGAAGCCTTTATCAAGTTTGGTTTTTTCTTTCACTTTTAAGCCTTTTTTCTCAAGATATTTATCCAACTTTTTATAATTGCTCACTAATAGACCACCCCTTTCTCAATCAGCGCAGAAACGAGGTCCTCGACCACTCCTCCAAGCTCAGCGTTTTCAGCTTCTAACCTCAAGATTTTTTCCTTCTCCGTCTCTTGCCTCGGTTCCTCCGCCTTACCTTTAGCAAATTCAACCCACTCTTGGTAGTTTGACCCAACCTCTTCCTCAATCCCATGTCTATATGGGAGGGTTATTTTGTAATAGTCATAGTAATAATAAGGCCCCTCATCCGGGTCCTCCTTAAGTACTGGGTCCACGAACAGAGATATATGACACTCATCTCCAAATTTATCAACCTCAAAAGATTTAGGCTTTACTGTGCTTTGGCTAATCATCTAATCACTCCTATCTATAAACTTATAATAATATTCTTCAAGGTTGTTAACCCCATTATTCTTTAAAACTTCTGCATAGCTAGACAACTCAACCGCATAATCAGACTGATGGTATGCTATTTTATTTAATATTTCACCAATTGCTTGCCTTCTAACTCCATAGTGTCTAGATGCTTCCTCGCTGCTCATAAAATATGAAACAACTCCATTCTGGTCAACTTTTATTGGAGTTAAATTTCTCTTCCATGAATTAAATCCATTAATTCTAAATTGAACATTTCCTACTACATAACCCTCTTTTTCATCTATCCTATCTATTGATATTGCGTACTTTAGATTTTTATTATTTGAAATGTAATTTCTCCACATTTTAGCAAGCATATCTTTGTTATTATTGCAGAGGTTTTTCCACTGAAATACATCCATGTATTGCAGACCATTGTAATGTCCATATTTGTCAGTGGCTTTACCTCTGCATCTATTAACAAGACTTGAATATTTTATTTTTAAGGTTTTATCTAATTCAGGGATTCCAGTGTTAATCCCTTTCAAAACTACCATTCTACTAGGGTGGTTATTTTCTTTAAGGAATAAGTGGAAATCATGCAATTGGACTCCCTCTTTTTTACATATTTCGCTCGGCCCGATTTTTTTCTTGTAGTAATCATTTAGGTATTTATTGAACATAATTGTCACTCCTTTCTATTATATATATTATATCATTTATAATAGAATATTGCAATAACAACCATGCCCCTATATTGATATTAAGCCTTGTACATTAAACGAGCCCCGAGGGTGATGTACGCAGCCGACGGAGAAAAGTACAGAAACCAAAAGAACAACCCAGCAGACGAACCATTGTAGAAAACGCCACCCACAAACGGAGCCCTGAGCCCTGTGTTTTGGTAGTAGTAGTCACAATATTTTGTGCTAGTACCTCCAGTGACATTGATTGGCCATTGAGCATGCGGGAATTGCTCGTCATACCCCATCTCTC